CTAGGAACATTTTGTCTCTAGGTTTAGTACGGTGGCTTTGGCCGTGTCTATTGGTGGTTTTTTGTAGGCTTTAGCGTATGTCATTGCATCATAACCGACCATCATGACATAGAGTTCGTCTGCTGCGATTTTGCGTTCATCCGGACTCACAAGGAAGCCACCTTTAAACTGCCAACCGAACCATGATTCACCTGCTTCATGTAATCCACTTTTGGCATGCTCGCGAACTTTGTGTGCCTGACGATAGACTGCACGTGTTTGGTTGATTTGGTTTTGTTGATCTTCGATTTGTGCTGCGCCTAACCGATGACCTAATGGCGTGACCAACTTGCCTTCGTCGAAGTACCAACCTTGCCAACGTTTGC